CTGCAGAATTAAAGTTAGTCGAAAAAGCGCTCGACCAATTCACGGATGTTGTTGTCGATATGCTTGCTGTACAGCGAGTATCGGAGATATCGGCAAGCGCAGCAACCCCAAACGACGAGGCTGAAGTCCAGCAATTTGTTAATGATAATGTTGCGACTTTGACTATCGATCAAAAGGATGCAGAGACGTATAACCAAAGCCTCAGCGATATCGAAACGCATGCCAACAATGCGGGTGCGTTTCTTGGTGTTGCGGCAAGTCCAGAGGCGGTAAAGTTTCTTGAGAATCAGGCTGCAAGCAGAAACCTACGGGTCGAAGAAAGTAACCTGGCTTATAGCGCAGGCAGTCAGTCGGTCACCCTGACTTGGCAGACGAATACCAGAATGCTTGAGCAGTCATCCGTTTTCCTAAACGGAACAGGTCAACTAGGTCTAAATCTTTATGTCTCTAGCGCCGATATTTTATTGGCTGGCGAAGAGTCAACGCTTTACAAAACGGGTCCGACTGCGCTGGGTTACCAATGCTTTGTGTATGGCAAGGATTGTGCTAGTGACGGCTCATGAGTCTCGCGGAAACAGAGTTAAAAATTGGAGGGACATCTTTTAAGGGTGTCTACATCGCTATACTTCTTTCCCTTGCAACAACACTTGGCGGTGGCGTATGGACAGCGAGCAGTTTGTACGCTCGACTAGAAGCTGTAGAGAAGAAGACGATCCCTGACATCGGACCATTGCAAAAACAGATATTACTCGTTGAGCAACAACTTGAAGCGAACAACGTCAGTCAACTGCAAGGCAAGCTGTCGGAACTGGGCGTAAATTTATTGACGATAAAGGATCAGCAAGAAGAGTTGCTTGGGATCAAAGAGACAGTCATTGATCTGGAAAAAGATATTGAGACCATGCGATCAACTGTGAAGCAGGCTGAATTAATGACAGCTAACAGCGATGGCATCGACGAGAGAATTAAGGCGATTGGTCGCGATTTGGATCAGGTCTGGGAAGCTATCGATTACGTCAGCAACCCGTTGAAATAAGAAGTTAAGGTGTAAGCTCTGGCGGGGAAATTGCTGTTGACCCCGTTTTGCAAGCTATTGATTTAATTGGATTTAGGTAAGAGAATCAAGGTCAAATGTAATCTATGAAGATTTCCACGCTGATCAAAATAACTCCTATTTCCTTTTTAAAATCAATGACTTACATGTTTTGCCAAAGACTACATCCTAACCTTATCTTACCTCCCTGTATGGACATACAGTCCAGTGGAAAGAAACTATCTGTGACTCAATCCCGACTGCTTCACCATGCCCTCCAATTGGCTCGCCGCCTTTGATTTATGCTCATGGTCCAAGTGCGCGTAACGCTGCATAGATTTAGACGAAAGCCAGCCACCAAGTGCCATCAAAGTCACTTCCCTTGTTCCCGCCATAATGTGCCAGCTCGCGAACGTATGTCTCAATGTATGAAACACAATTCCCTTAGGTAGACCCGCATTCGATACAGCTCGTCGCCAAGTGTCATTCGTTAAGGAAGTCTTCGAGAACGGCTTACCATTACTGCGAACACTTCGATGCTCCTGAACAAACACATACTCAATCCCTTTCGGCTTACTCTTGAGGAGGTACGGATACACCTTCTCAAGCTTCTGCTTTATCTCCCATCGACGCTTCAGTATTCGCTGAGCGTCTTTGTTCAGCGGGAACGAGGTGGTACGCCCATTCTTTGCATCTTTAGCCGCCAGATGCAGCACCGTATAGTCCTCAGATATCGACGCCCATTTGAGCAGTCTGATTGTCTTGTTGCGTTGTCCGCAACACAATGCAAACTCGACCATGTCGGCTCGTAGCTCATCTAGCCACCGCATCAATTCACGACACTGTACTGGCGTTAAGAACAACTCCCGTTTCTCCTCTGGTAGGTTCTTAAATTTAGGCACCCTGTCAATAACCTCCTGATTATCTCTGGCATGTATCAAAACAGCGCGAGAGTACGTTCTGTAGGTATTGACCCAACCATTAGAGACCGGTTCACCCGTCCAGCGGTTGTTCCTTTGTGCCAGCTCACCAAAAAAATCGTTCAGCAGTTTCATCTTCTCAAACTCTTTGATATCGATGTCGCCCCACCGGTCAATAAGCTCATTGACTATATCAATTGTGTACTGCTTCTTTCTCTTGCCCGACTCTGCAGTTGGTGCAGCAAGATATTTTTTAGCTACTTCTCTATAAGTAATTACTCTATCCATGTCTTTCTCCATTAATGTTTTATGAAGAGGTCAACAGCGCTGGTACATTACCACGCTAATGCGCTCAACAAAAGGTCTGTTGCGAAGGGCAGGTAGACCAAGCCTGGATAAATGGGCATGAGGAGGAGGAAAGCCCATTCCTTCTTGTCGCCAGCTAGTGCGGCTCAGACTCGGCGGACGCTTCATCTGCGACAGGGTCAGGCAAAAGCTTTATCGCCTCTTTCATGTTTAGATCGGCGCCTTGTCTTGCCGATTGCAGCAGCGCACCCAGCAAACTGATAGCGGAGTTGGTCTGCTGCGCGTTGCCAAGCATCGTTCTGCAAGACTCAGAGATGTCATCGACAAGGTAATTCGTGCCGTCAATATTTATTACATTACGTTCTTCGGTCATTGTTTTTTCCTCGCGTCATCGCGCAATATTTTGTATTTTCTGGGACCACCCACAAGCAGTTGGGCTTGCGGGAACATGAAGTTAGTTGGACTAGTTGTTACCGTGCCGCATTCAGGACACTTCAAATTAGGTTTGTTAAAATAAGGCTGAACACCCATCATCTCAACAAACACTTCGTCCGTAAGCTGAAGACCTTTATCCCCAGCCGTCAGTACATGTTCCTGATGCCCTAATCGTTTTGAATGAACGTTCAGGTGTGTTTCGTGTCTACCTTGCAAGTCAACGACACCGCGAACGTAAACTCGATGATCAAAAGACTTTTCGAGATTGTTAGGGTCGAGGTTTTCGCCGCCATAAAAAACGGTTCCAACGCTCCTGGTTATTCTTAAAGGCATTTGCCGTATCCTTAAAAGGGTAGGTCGTCTTCAAAGTCATCGACTGACGATGGCGCTGCGCTGGGTTCACCTTTAGACACTTTCGCGCCTGACTCAGTGAACTGCTTAAGGTCCATCATGCCGTTGCCGATCCACGCGTCTTTTATTTGCAGAACCGCACCGTTGTCAGTCTTTTCAACTTTGCCTTTCCAATTCATTCTCATCAGATCGTTGCTTGATTGGTTCAAACCTTCCTGCAACCAATCGATAAAGTTTTGACCGATCTGCAAAAACCCATCGTAATCATGAGCCTTGTCATCAGTCGCCCAATCTTGACCCTTGTCTTCACGCAACACCTTCAAGCGGTCTAACTCTTTTTGCTTTTTCTCAGGACTCAGTTTATAAAGCCGACCGTTTCCTGCATTCACTTCAAAATTACTCATCACACATCTCCGTGTTGTATTTGGACTTGCATTGCGCCCGTGGTTCTTCTGAAGGAAGAAAGGGACTCATCTTGGTTTAACACTTCATCTTCGCCACCCAGAAATTCAAAGGCTTGGCGGTAGTCGATAGACGGTGTCTTCATGATTACCTTGACCGTTGTCTTGCCATTACTGACTGAACCTTTGTACCGCTCAGCGATATCTTTTTTTAGCGACTCACTGGTTTTGCCCAGTACATCTAAGGTTTGTAGGTCGTCACCAATCCGCGACTTGATGTCGGCAATCCTGTCCTGCATTGCTGTCAGTCGGTTCAGCTCTTCATCCGTCTTGATGACTTCTGGCGCGTTAACTTCGATGTTTTTAACGTGATCAGCGCGAGTGACTTCATCTCGATGCTGCTCGGCAATCCAGTTGTACCAGCATTGATAAAGATCAAGTCGGCTGATCGTTCCCTTCGCTGGCTGGGGCAAAAACTTGCGGCTCAGTAGTTCGGTTAGAAAGTCTTCTTTTCGGGGAACTCGTTCCAACGTGTATTGCGGCTCGGCGGTTTCGTTCTTCGCTAAATAGCAAATAAAATCACACCACTCTGCATCCAGAACTTCCATCTGCATGTAGACCTGCATCAGGTACATGCTGCGCTTGGGCGAGAAGATAGAATAAGGCTCTTTTGTGTACTGCGGGAACGGACATTTGATTTCGACGCAACCATCGAGACCGACGAGTCCATCTGGCGATGCTGCGATAAAGTCATACTTAGGATGAACAACAAGACCCGTCTCTTCGACAGTGTAGCCTTGCAGATCTTCCAAGAAGATTCGTGCGTGATCCTCCATCATCTGCCCGTGGGCGACCGCAGGCACCATCTTGAACTCAGACTCAGCGCCAGATAAAGCTCTGACTTCTTGGCGAACCAAGTCAGCAGGCTTCATGTACGGGTGCTTGCCTTCTAGCGCAGCGCAGACAGATGCTTTGATCTTGCCTGCTCGCATGCGATGCCATTCGGGTGATCCTTGAATCGCTAGACTCATTTGCTAGCCCTCCAACCTTTATCCGCGCAGAGGGCTTCCCAGCCACCAGTGGTATCCGTCAAGCCTCGATTAGTTAGACCTCGTTTAAACTTGTCATGCAGCTTTGTTGCTTCACTGAGCGTCTTGGCATCACCAAACTTGAGATGGTCCCAGATAGCGATAACCTTTTGGCGTTCAGCATCTGCATCATTTGTTTCTGAAGGTGTGCTTTGTTCAGGTTTAGAAACCCTTGTTTCTTCAATGATTTTGATCTGAGATGACAGCCACATGGTGTAGCCCAGCCCAAATTCTCCCATCGCCTTAACGCGACAGCGCTGTTTAGCAGTATTGATGTCTGTAGCTGAGGGGGATTCAATCGCCTTACCTGATCGGTGAACCGGTAAGTAGGTGATGTTGGTCTGTCCGCCAATCGTCATGCGACAACGGACTTCTGCAGAGCCGTCATCAAAATAATGACATTCACGACCCGAGGGGTCTTCCGTAAATTCCCAGTGGTACTCAGGAAATGTACGCATCATAATTTCGTGGGCTTTCATCCAAGCGAGATAGGTGAGGACTTGGTCCCCGACAACTTCAGTCTCTGTGCAGAAGGGTGTTACGTCGATGGTTGTTAGTGTCGCCCAGATATGAGCGCGGGTCAGCAATTCCATGTAATATCTCCGTTAGTTCAAGAGATATAATAACAGCCTTCAGACTAATATCAATGCTTATAGATTATTTAATGTAGTTTTTTATGCTTTGAATTAGATCGGAGTGCCTTTTTGCCCAATCAGAAACTTCGGGGCTGAAGGCATTTCCAAATACTAAGGACAGCTTAGGGTCGTTAGCGATTAATTGTTCGAGTTCTGTATTGGTAATTGATTTATTGCTTTTGTAATTATTAATATCTAATTCCGATGACATATACCGCACAACTCCATGTTAACAAACGAGTATTACTGATCTGAGATTAAACTTACTATAGGTTTGACGTTATCGCAACAATTGTTCGAGTTTGGTTCTGATGATTGAAGCCTTGATACATTGCTACTGCATCTACTGTAATACAAATATAAGGTTTGTAGGTGGCAAATAATGCCGCTTTGACGGCAAATTTTGCCAGATGGTTGACTTGCGTTTAAGTGGCGTGTTTTCCTGCGCGCTCATTTGAAAAATCGGGACAAAGCGACATGACCAAACTTCAAGAAAGCGATAGAGATTCGCGTATAGAGCGATGCAACGAATTGATGGCGTTAACAAAAACAACCGTAAGCGATTTTAAAAGAATGGGGTTCACGGACGCGCAAGTACGAGGTTGGTTTAGTGAAAGTGGATCAACGAAAGCGCGAAGCCCTAGCGCGTTGCAACTCGCTAAAATATGGCATGTGTTGGATTGGTCTCCGACCTACATCACGTTTGGTATAGGTGCGAAGTTGCTATCTGAAGTTGGCTTACATGAAGACATGTACGAGCGCATGGACAGATTTGAAGGGGTGCTGCAGCTTGCGCTGGACGAAGCAGCGGCAAACAAAAAACGTTATCGAGGTGCGTTGCAGACAATCGAAGATCGGAACGAGCAGATTGTGAACAACAAAAAAACGCTTGCAGAGTTTGGCAAAACGATTGAGGTAGTGAATAAAAATATGGCTGCGCTTTCTGAGCAGTTAGCTAAGCTTAATCGTCTTGATTAAGCAGCCACTCTTTTGCCTCATTGGCGGCTTGTTTTTTCGCTCGCTCGACGTCAAGCTCAGGCATTTTTAAGCTTATGCTTTCCGCAAGATCGATGCACTCGGCGATCTTTTTTTCGTCGGTGCCTGTGATTGCCAAAGTCAGCGCAAGCTTTAATGCGTCGAAGTCGTTACTAGGTTTCGTATTTTTCAACAAGTTAAAGACCTCGTTAGGATGTTCTTAACGCAATAGGTTTAAACGCTTGTCTTCTTCAAGATAGAGACTAGATCGTCCATCGACGCCCGTTTGTCAACATCCATGTACGCACCACAGAGGTGCGCGAACTGCTCAGGGTCTAGCGTCAGATTACTTTTAGTCTCAAAATCTTTAACGTAGACAACTGCTTCGAGTAAATCGCTAATGGGTTCGGTCTTTTTTCTTGATTTAAATTCAACCCACAAGTAAAGATCGATGTCATATGCATCGCACATTTCTATGACCCGCTCCGGCTCGCTGGGCAAACTTCCTCTAACCCAAGCTTGCGCGGATGCTGGAGTGCAGCCTACACGATCAACAATTCTTGCTGCGCGACCCCACACCGGAATTCCAGCAGCGTCTAATGCCTTGTTAAATATTTCTGATCGTCTTTCTTTTTTCTCATCCATGTTCTTGCCCTTTTTTGAATTTTCCACTTGGAAATGAGACACGCATTAGCAAGCAGATTCGACATTATTCTCATCCTCACGATTTGTCAACCTCGTCCAGCGCCACTTAATAATCTCAGAGGATAGTAAATTGAATAATTGATTGATTAATCAATGCTTGCAGACTAGTATCAAGGCTCCTGAAAATCTATTTGAATATACATGGAGCTGTAAATTAATGATTTTTCGTCCCGCCAATTTTGACCGCGATCAGTATACACGCATTCCCAACCGGCTTCTCCGAGGTGGCATCAGCGCCAGCGAGCTGCGATCCGATGGGCTTTCGCCTGAAAGCCTGGGTGTTCTTGTGTATCTCCTCAGTCACGTCGATGACTGGCAAATAACAAACAACCAGCTCTGCACCGTTTTTGGGGTCGGTAACTCGAAGATGTCTCGCATCACCGAGGAGCTTGAAACTGCTGGTTACATCCGTAGGCAAGTCGTCCGCAACGAGAGTGGTCATGTGATTCGCTGGGACTGGCTGGTGACTGAAGTTAAGGGTGTGTTCCCACTAGATCATCAAAAACCAGATCAAGCTAACCCAGATCAAGCTAACCCAGATCAAGCTAATCAGACCCAAAGAACTACTATCCTTAAGAACAAACAAGAAAAAGAACAAATATG